GGACTCGGAGATTCGTGCAGAGCGCAAAGAACAAAACCTTGCGCACGAAATAATCTATGTCTCGACACCGAAGACTCGCGGAGCTTATGGCTTCCCGCACTTCATCGGAAACGTCATTGCCCTGAACGGGGATATCAAGGCTGAGAACATCAACATGGCGACGTTCTCGAACAACAACATCCCCAGCATGGTGATCAAGGTTTCGAGCGGTCAGCTTACAGCTGGCAGCATCGACCGACTTTCCCAGTTTGCAGAGACCAAGTTCCAAAGCGACGACAACCGTTCGCGGTTCCTGCTTTTGGAATCTGAATCTCTTGGAGAAGACGGTGACGAGACTGGAAAATCGAAGATCGACATTCAATCGCTACATCAGACTGCCAAAGAGGAGATGATGTATGAGAAGTGGATGGAGTATCAGCGAGCTTCCTTGCGTCGAAGCTTTAGAATTCCGGCAATCCTCGTTGGTCGAGGTGAAGCAATCTCTGGAGATGTCGTTGCAGCAACCATGAAGTTGGCGGACGAGCAAGTCTTTGGCCAAGATCGCGATCACTTCGTCTCTTGGATCAATAGGCGATTGCTTCCAGAGTTGGGGATTGTTCACCACAAGCTCAAGTTGAACTCTCCAAACGTCAACGATGTCAGCACTTTGGTTGAGATGCTCAGAGCTTCCGAGAAGACCGGAGCAATGACGCCGAGGATTGCCCGACAAATCATCGAGCAGATCATGAGCACGGACTACGGAGACATGCCGAAAGATATCGATGCCGACGTTCCGTTCGCGATTACCATGGCTGAGCGCGTCAAAAAGGTCAACGAGGCCGGGATGAACAACCCAGATGGCTCGAACGATCCGGACAAAGAAATGAACGATGCGGACCCCTCGGAGCCCGCCCAGCAGTTCACTTCAGACCCAGCGAGCAGCTAAATAGCATAGTAATTTAGGAATCCTTTAATTTCACATCATGGCTCGCAGAAAATCAATGTCTAAGGGCGACTGGGACAACGGTCTGAAGATCGAGGTCTCGGTAACACCCCAAGAAAACTGCGAGGACTCTCAAGAAATCGCCAAAAGCCAAGACTCGGAAACTCGCGAAACAAGTGAACAAACAGTTTCGAAGTTTCGGGTCTCAAAGTCTTTGAACGAAGAGCTGCGAGAAATCACCTGCGTTGTGATGGTAGCTGACGAGGTTGACGCTCACGGAGACCTCTTTACAGTCGAAGCAGTCAAAGGCGCAGCAGAGGGTTTTCTCGCCAACTACAACATTTCCAAATCATTGGGCCTGGATCACGAAGAGGGCGCAGACCCAGAGACTGATCTCATCGGTTCAATGTTTTTCTCAGAAGCAGGAACCATTGACGGATTGAGCTATCCCGCCAACTCGTGGGTCGCAAAGATGAAAGTCAACAGCGACGAAGTTTGGGAGAGCATCAAAAAGTCGGAAAGAACTGGGCTTTCGATCGAAGGTCCAGCAAAAGGTTTCAAGCTGGAGGAGGAAGATGAGTAATTACCCAGAAGGCACCAAGCGCGTGTTCACATCAGTTGACCCGCGCAAAATTGACATTGTCGACAAGGGCGCAAACTTGCAAGTCCTCGTCTACAAAAGGAAAGACCAAGACATGACAAAAGAAAAAGCGCCCAAAGAAAAGCCCGAAGTCGTGGAGACTGAAGCTGTCAAAGCTGCCGGCAAGGAAACTTCCGAGAAGGAGACCGCAGAGACCAAAGAAGTTTCGAAGTCCGAAAGCTCTGAAACTCCTGAGCCCGAAGCTAAGGAAGCTGCTGAAGTTTCGAAGGCCTCGCTTTCTGAAGCTGACATCGAAGCCATCGCTGTGAAGATGGTTGAACTGCAAAAGCAATCGGAGACAGCCGAGCCCGAAAAGGCCGAGCCCGAAGCTAAGGAGGCTACCGAAGTTTCGAAATCCGAAGCTCCTGACGCTGAAGCTTTTGGCAAAGCGCTCGAAGCTGCTCTCGCTAAAGCTGTGAAGCCTCTGACTGACAAGATCACAGCGCTCGAAGAGGAGCGAGGCGGTTCCGCAACGGCTGACGGCGAAGAAGTCGAAGTCGAGAAGTCTGAAGGCAGCGTCTTTGGCGGTCTGTTCTCTCAGCTTCCCCGCTAATCCAAAATTCAAAACATAGGAGCAGTCAATGCCTTACCCCCTAAAAGGAGTCATCGGGAAAGACCCGGTTGTTTCCAACAAATTCACCTTTTTGGTAGACGGAGTCCCGATGGTTGTGACGGCAGTGTCGGCGCTGGAGGAAGAGATTCCCAGCGTCCCGCTTCCCGACGGAACGACTGCTTCGTCTGGCCGTACGGAGTCGACGGAATTCACTGTCGATATCCCGAACCATCACGAAGTCGAGATCGGCTTCTTCAACACTTGGTGGAGCGCTTGCAAAGAGCCTGTTCTGCCTACTGCATACAAATCAGTGATCATTGAGAAGCGATCTTCTCAGGGCGAGATTGTCCGTGTCACAAACTGCTTTGGTTCTTGGCTCAACAAGCGCGAAGAAGCCGAGGTGAATATGGAGGACGGCGAAACGATGACCGTCACTCGATACACGATCAAAGTCGACATCGCTTTCCACTCCTAAACCCAGACTCTCAGGAACACAAAATTCATGGCTACACAATCTGAAACGGAACTGCAAAAAGCAGTTCAGACCACCGACACGATCGCCACCGCTGGCAAGCTTAGCCCCAAGCAAGCTTCGACCTTCGTGGACTACGTGTTCGACCTCTCGATGCTCAAGGACAACGTTCGTACTGAGCGTTTCCGTAACGAGTCGATGGAGATCGACGAAGTGACTCTCGGACAGCGTGTCGCAATGGCGCACGCCGAGGCTTCGGATCCTCAGCGCAGACGAGCAGTCGGCCACCAAAAGATCTCGCTGACGCCCGCAGAAATCACGGTCCCGATCGAGATTTCCGAGCGTTACCTGAAGCACAACCTTCAGGGCGAGAGCATGGAAGACCGAATCATCGGCATGATGGCTCGACAGTTCGCCAACGACCTCGAAGAACTCTGCATCATGGGCGATACCCTTGGTGTTGCCGCGACCGCTGCGGATATCTTCCCCGGCATGAGCGCAGGCGTGATTCGCGACGGCTACCTTGCTCTGCAAGACGGCTGGGCAAAGCGAGCTGAAGCTGGCACCATCGTTGACGCTGAAGGCGCCAACATCTCCCCCACGATCTTCTCGCAGGCTCTTCAGGAGCTTCCCGAGAAGTACCAACGAGACCTCGACTCGATGCGCTTCCTGCTTCCTCGCAAGCTGGAGCACAAGTACGTTGAGAAAGTTTCCCAGCGTCTGACCAATGCTGGTGATGCGGCTCTTGCGGGTGGTGTCGCTCAAAGCTTCGGTGTTCGAAGAACTCCCGTTCCCCTTTGGAACATGACTCCTACCGTTGTGGAGCACGTCGTGCTCAACGGCACGACCGCTGTCGAACTCTCGAACTCGCCGTTCGTTGAAGTTGTGTCCGTTACGGATACCACGCTCGCTGACGTCCCTGTGACGCCCTACGCAGAGACCACCGACTACACCGTCGATGCTGCAAACGGCACGGTGACCCGAGTCGCTCTTGGTTCGATCGCTGATGGCGCAACCGTCAAGGTGACCTATCGAGCCCTTCCCCAGATGCTGTTCTGCAACCTGCAAAACCTCATCCTTGGTGTGGGCCTGGACATTCAAATTCTCGAAGGTCGCGAGATCTTCAAGAACGTCCACCAGTACGCGATGCACATCCGTATTGGCACGCAAATCCAGAACCCGGAAGCTTGCGTCAAGGTCAAGAACATCGGTCAAGGCTAATCGCCTGACATAACAGTTCCTAGCTCTTAGCTTAGAACTACAAACTTTAGGGCGGCATGCTTTCGGGTCTGCCGCCCTTTTTCGACTTTCCGTTCCCCAACGAAAGAGATTTCGCATCATGACACTCAATCCAGAAACTGTAGCTGCAAGAGTCACGCTTGTCAAGGGAGCTTCCCTTTCGAACCGAGCTGGTCGATTCACAGCAAACAAAACTCGAACCATCACCGAACTTGAGCACATCGAGTACCTCAAACCAAAGCCCGCATTTCAAGTCATCGAGCTTGACAAAGATGGAAAGGTTGTCGAGGACAGCGCCGAAGCTCGGAGACCCAAAGCTAAGCCGCAAAGAATTGTGAAGCTCAAGCAAGAGGGTGACGGCTGGGGAGAGATCGAGCTAGACGACAAAAAAGCGGAAGAAGGCCGCGCCGAGCAGGCGAAGCAATGGGCAGAGACAGAGGCCATGTGGGCCGAAGAAGAAGCTCGCGCTCAAAAAGCAAAGGCCGAAGAGACCGCCCCCAGCGACCCCGCTGATAAGCTTGGAGAGTATCCAGAAGAGAAGTCTGGAACCGTCGAAGAGCAAATGGCTGAGGTCATGGATGAGGTTTTCCCAGCACCCGCGCCTGTCGATAGCCCGGCATGGGATCCTAGCATGAAAGTTTCACAGCTCAAAGCTGTTCTGGAGTCTCGCGGAGAGTCCGCAGATAGTCTCAAGGGCATGCGAAAATCGCAGCTGATTTCTTTGCTAGAAGCAACAGACGAGGAAGACTAGATGAAAAAGTACAAAACCCCCAAGCGTTTCACTCCCTTCTTCTTGGAACATTCCAAGCGCGAGGGTTCTCTTTGTGTTTGTCCCGGAAAGGTCATGAGCCTCTCTGATGATGATATCGCAAAGATGAGGCAAGTCAAGCCCAAAGTTGCAATGCAACTCAAAGAGCTTCCAGCTCCAAAGCGTCCAGCTTGGGCAGACGAAATTTCAGAACCAGAAGGTTTCATTGGAATTGACTTCGAACTAAAAGCTCCGTGCGAAGGTTGTGACGAGCTTTGCGCTGATTGCGAGCCTTCAGATGACCGCTAGAAAAGTTGAAACAACTCTCTACAAGCAAGCCTTGCCCCTTCGTTCCGATGAGGCGGTTGGAGACTTTCTTGACGCTCTGAGAGAAGAGGCCCGAGAGCTTTACGGCTCGATGCCCAATATGGGTTGGGTATGGGTTTCTGAAGTCAAGTCGGACAGCATCATCGTTTCTGTCGAACTCGACGAATCCGAGAGCTGGACGATGAAGTACTACAAGCATTCGTACACCAGAGACGAAAGCGGCTTCTCGTTTGGAGAAGCTGTCGAAATGAAGCACGTCTCGATGTTCGTTGAAGTTTCGGACAACTAAACATAAAACTCAGGAGCGCTAAGCATGCCAATTACACAACTTGCCGACATTCGAGCTGAAGGCGTCACAAACGTCATGGTTTCGGACTCTGCTGTCGAGGCGGCTATCGCTCTTTGGGAGTCCGCCTTCTTTGAAGCTTGCGGCCAATGGTTTGAACCAGTTTCTGCCTCGATGACTTTCGATGGCGACGGTTCAAGCTCTGCTTTCTTCAGGATTCCAATCATCGAAGTTACGTCTTTGGAGGACTTGGAACTTTCTGAAACTTTGGATACCGACGACTACGTTGTCTACAACGGAAGAACACTTCTGCAAGACGACCGTCGCAACCCAAAGATCATGATGAAGAAGGGCCGCCGCTTCAATCTGGGCAGAGGCCGATATCAGGTCACAGGAAGCTGGGGGTTTGTTGAGGCAGACGATTCTGCTCCACCTCAGGTTCGACACGCTCTCTTGAGACTCATCATCGAAAAACTCTTGAGCCCGATCGTTCCTGCGCTTGCCAGCGCTACACTTCCAGACTTGCCGGTTTCGACAGGACAGCTCATCGAAGAAGAAACGGACGAACACCGTCTCGCTTGGGCAAGCTCGAACGTCCAAACTCGGAAAGATTTGAACGAAGGCCTGACCAAAGACCCGTTCATCTTGGAGACCATTCAAAAGTTCCAAGCTCCGATGGTCATTGGTTCTCCGACAACTTGGGATTTCTACGCTCAAGACAGAAACGTTTTCGATGAGGTGTTTTGATGCCACAACCCAGACTGCTACACCCTGTAGCTGTAACGATCGAGCCCCTGTCTAACGCCAGCCAGCTCGAAGACGAAAATCTCCGAGAAGAGATTCAGATCGTTGGGCGCTCCGAGCAAATCGTAATTAGCGCTCAAATGGAGTATAGAGATAAAGATGATTACGCTTCTGCCAGAGAAATGTTCGACGCAAGAGGCTTGGTCATCCAGGTCTCTGGATACTTTCTGATCAGAACTCTAGACGCTCAGCTTCAAAGCTGGACTCCGCAGATCGGCGATCGGCTTGTCGAAACAGGGACGGGCAGTTCCTTCCCCCAGCAACTCGATTGTGTCGTAACGAAGATTGAGCCCAGAGCGCACTACCCAGGACTTGGAGCTACGTTGCTGAAGTGCTTCTTTGGCGACCGAAAGCCAAGCCATGGCTAGATTCCGAAAGAAAAGATTCAAGGTTCCAGGCACATCGGTTTCGGGAAGGGTTGATGGCTGGACCTTCAGAATGGACAAAGGCTGGAAGAATTACGAGCGCGCACATGAAGTTCGGCGCTTTCAGCGAAAACTTCAAAAACACAAAAAGCGTGCGTTCGACGAAATCGCCAGAACGATCGTTCGAGAGGTTGTTCATGCGTCTGGGAATTTTACTCCAAACGCTCCACTGACCTTGCTTCTGAAGAACGGACAAAAGCCTCTTGTCGATACCGGCAAGAAGTTGTTCAAAGCTGTTTCGACAAAGACAGTTTCGAAAGACAAACTGTTCATCGGTTTCAGCAAGAGCAGCAAATTCTATCCGAGAGCAAAGCTTATTCACGACGGCGGAACGATTCGTGTGACTCAAAAAATGAGGAACATGTTCTACGCCCTCTGGCTCGTCTCGAAGGGACGAATGGATTCCAGCCAACTGTCGGGGAGAGCTGCCGAGCTTTGGAGAATGAACCAAGAGTGGTATCCGCTCAACGAAACAACAAAAGCCATTCGCATTCCAGGGCGACCATTCATAGAAGAGGTCTTCAAAGATCCGAAGGTCATCAGAAAGGCGAGAGCCGAATTCATCAGGGCCATCAACCGAACTCTTAGGGAGCTTGTGAAATGAAAAGATTGATTCATACCTTTGAGTTTGCTGAGTCTTGTCGCTCCGAATATGACTTGTCTGGCGGACTGAGAATCTCGGAAAGTTCTAGGCTCGAAGTTCCAAGAACTGACTCTCAAGTTGGGCCAGTTCCGGTCACCCCGGAGTACGACACGGCCCAAACGTATACAGCCAGAACCCCGAACTTCAACCCCAAAGCTGCTACTGGCTGGGAGCTTTTTGAAGTGCGACACCCGGCACCCGCTGTACATCCCGATCCCGGAATTTCGACAGCGCCATATGTTGTCAGGTTCAGAGTTTCGAACGGGACAACTGACTTTTACCACGACGGAGCGAGTTGGGTTGCGGCCACTCTGGACACGCATTGGAACACAGAAGCCGAGGTTTCTGCAAACCTCTCCAGCTTTGACATCTCGACCAGAACGATCGCTTTCGTCATCAACATGTGGACGCTTCACGAAGATGTGACCCCGCGGCTCAAGAGCCTAAAGCTCCTGTACTCGTCCAAGCTCGTAGAATCGTACGACGTGCTGTACGAATCCCTTATTCCTGAACTCAAGGAAAACATCAGAGGTAGAGCAAGGGTTGGCTATCAAATGCCGTCCGATGCCAACTCTCTAGACCTTTCCGATCTCGAAGCTCTGGGCTTTGAAAGCTCTTACGAGATCACCGACGTTCTTGAAGCTTACAACTA